TGGCTTCGGCGGTGAAGTCCTCAGCCGATGCGATCATCTCGATGGCAACAGCCTTGAGTTCCATCAATTTGGCCAGTGTTGCGCCAGCCTTGAGTGCGCCTGTCTTTTTGTCGGTGACATAGCCGCCATTTTTGGACAGCTTGGCTTTCATGATGCGTGCCTCGAATTGGTCAGGCAGTGACTCGAAGGCCGCACGGTTGGAGATAACCATTGGCTCACCCAGTTGGGCGGCAAAGTACTCGCCAGCAGGTTTGTAGTTGCATGATGGGAATGCGGCTTGCTTGGCAATGGCTTGGATACCACCGTTGGCGATACCATTGCGGGCGGCTTGGCCCATCTTGCCCTTGGCATTGGCTAACGCCATCTTGGTGTATGGGCTAGCGTCTTGCACGACAGAGAGTTGACGCTCAGTCTTGGTTTTGCCGTAGACGTTGATCATTGCGGGTGTGAATTGTGCGAGTTCCATGATGATTCCTTGTGTTGAATAGGCTTGGATGTGTAGTCGGTTGACCACACAATGAAGCCCACTTGAGTGGGTTGCACCGGATTTCTGTTCTTGGCTCCGGTTTCTTGTTGATAGTGCCTCATCGCCCGTTAAAGTCGGCGCTACTTGCCACTGTCTTTCCAGTGGGCCTTGCATTCAGCATACGGGTTTGCACCGCCATACCGATGTGCGTAAGATTCATGGTGATTCAAGTTATCCGAACACGCTTTTCTGGTTGGGCAAGGTCAACACACGCTTTTCGGTACAACACTTCTGTTGCCAACTTACTTCCACGTGACTACTTCCGCCATACGGCTCACTCATTCGGTAGAGCTTGACTCGCATCAAATCAATGCAGTCAGGGTGTCTTCGACTATTTCGCACCCATCCCAAGCGCCACCAAGGGAGATTCCAATATAAATTTTTAAAGACCGATTCACCGTCCGCCCCACCATGTGACCCTTGCATCAACTCGTAAGTATCCGCACGCAACTGTCCCTAAGTCCAGTCACTAGGCATGATGAAACATCATCCGGCTGAACGGCACGATTACCGTTCTACTACTGGTCAGGCCGCTACCATGTAGTCAACCCTTCCACTACTGGTCGGCCCGCTACCCCACCCCCCACAGGCCCCCCAAGCCCCCACCCGCCCCGCCCTCTGCTTACGACGCAGTCATATAGCACGTCAAACCTACGACATGTATGTATACATACACCTCTAAAAGCACCCCGCCCCCTTGCAAAAAAGCCCCAAAAAATTGAAAAACGTATGTACAATACGTGTGTATACATACATTTGGAGCTCAAAATGAAGCGTTGGAACCTGTATTTGCCTGAAGAATTGATCGAAAAATACCGTGTTTTGGCCACCCAAAAGGGCGTTTCTTCGGCTGAAATGGCCAGAATCGCCATGGAAAAGTACTACCAAGCCCTCGAGAAAGCCAAAAAACAGGCGCTGGAGGCCACAAATGCCTCTTGAAGACACCCCCATGGACGATCTGCCGCTGGAATACAAGCCAAAAACGGTGTCATTCCCCCAAATCAGTGAGGAGATGGTTGCTTCCATTGCCTTGGGCATGGAGGATGAGTTGATCGTGGCCAGCCGTCACGGCATGTCCGTCGAGGAGTACATGGAATTGGCCGCGCAGCCGTGGTTTCAACTGCAAGTTCAGATGAAACGGTCCGAGTACGAGAAAAACGGCGTCACGTTCAAGGCCAAGGCTGCATGGATGGCCGGGGAGTTGCTCGATCAGGTGTACGTCACTGCGGCGTCCGGCGATGCCAGCCTGAGCCAGAAGCATGAAGTCCTCAAGACGCTCATCAAGGCCGCAGGGCTGGAGCCCAAGGAGGAAAAGCTCAAGGACACTGGGCCCGGGTTTAGCATCAGCATCGACTTGGGCGGTGGCCAGAGTATCAGCTTGAGCAACCAGCAGACCATCACACCCGTTACACTGGACGCTGAGGTCAAGGAGATCAAGAATGCCTAAATCAAAGCTCGAGACGAGACTGACACGCCAGATCGCCGCACGCGGAGAAGATAACGCCAGTGGCATCGCCCATGGGCTGCTGGTTAAACGTGGGCACATCAAGCCTGATGGCAGCCTGACCGCTGAAGGTAAGAAGCGCCAAGACTTGGGTAACGATGGCCGGGCCAAGGACCGCGAGTCGAAGTACTCGGGCGGTAAGAACAAGCCCAGCGACTACAAGTACAACGCCAAAACCAACGCGGCGACGCTGAAAAAATGAGCAACTACAAACCGACCGAGACCCAGCGGAACTTCATGCTGGACGAATCCTACGTGCGTACGCTGGCAGGGCCAGTTGGTGGCGGTAAGTCAGTCACTTGCGTACATGAGCTGGTTCGACTGGCTTGTGGCCAAGCGCCGAACGCCAAGGGTATCCGACGCACTCGGGCGATCATTGTGCGTAACACAGCGGACCAGTTGGCCCTGACGACTCGAAAGACGGTGTTCGACTGGCTGCCGCCCGGTGAGGCTGGTATCTGGAAGGCCGTGGAGAAGACGTTCATCCTGATGGCCAAACTGCCAGATGGGACTCAGGTCGAGTCCGAATGGATTTTCATCCCGCTGGATACCCCGGACGACGTGCGTAAGGCGCTGTCGCTGGAGACCACGTTCCTGTGGGGCAACGAAAGCCGAGAACTCAACAGTGAGGTTGTCGACGGCCTGCTGTCACGTCTGAACCGATATCCGTCGGCCAAGGACGGTGGGCCCACCCGGTCGTGTGCGCTGTTTGACACTAACATGCCCGACGAGGACACATGGTGGCACGACAAAATGGAGAACCCGCCGAGCAACTGGGCCATCTACAAGCAGCCCGCTGCGATCATCAAGCCGGATGTGTACCTTGAGCGGTTCGGTGAAGAGCCGGATGAGGTGCTGCTGGACAAAGACGACAACGAGTGGACTGTCAACCCAGAGTGCGACAACTACAACCACCTGCCAAAGCAGTACTACCCGAACATCATCCCGGGCAAGACCGAGGACTGGCTGCGTGTGTACTTGCGCTCGGAGTATGGCCGCAGCCTGTCAGGCACGCCGGTGTACGAGAAGACGTTCACGCACGAGTTCCACGTGGCCAAAGAGAAGATCAAGCCGATCCGCAGCGAGGAGTACCCGGTCATCATCGGTCTGGACTTCGGGCGCACGCCAGCAGCAGTGTTCAAGCAGCGCGATCCACGCGGGCGCGTCGTGACGTTGGCTGAGCTGACCTCGGAGAACATGGGCATCGAGACGTTCCTGCGGACGAAGCTGAACCCGTTCATTGCGAACAACCTCCAAGGGTGCTCGTTCGTCGTGGCTCCGGACCCAGCAGGGTATGCCAAGCAGCAGATGGGCGAAGTGTCGCTGGTGGATATCGTCAAGCAGGCCGGGTTCAAGTGCCAGCGGCCACCGACCAACGACCCGGAGAAGCGGATTCAGGCTGTCGAACGCTTGCTTGTGCAACAGTTGGAAGGTAAAGCGCTGTACCTGATTGACCCGGGATGCACCATGCTGGTCAAGGGGTTCCGGTATGGGTACCGGTACAAAATCAAGAAGTCCGGTGAGATGGAGGACAAGCCAGACAAGAACAGCTTCTCCCACGTCCACGACGCCAACCAGTACGCCGACTCTGTGATCGACATGAACATCCGAGGCGGCACGCTCAACACCGGCAGGCGTGAGGTGAAGAAGTCCTCTTACTCCTACACTTGACCCCTTGACAGCTCAGCGTACAATCGGATAACTCTTGGAGACAGCCATGTCTTTTTTCTACCCGTCAATTACATCTGAGCGACGACACGAGGACTTTGCCCTGCAGGTTGCTCGGGGGCAGATTCCCGGCCACCGGAGCGTGGTTGTATTTGGCTACAACGGCGACGTTGACCAGACTGAAGTCACAGTCTGGCCGTACACTGGTTTGGTTTCGCATCCAGCAACTGCTATCGCTATGAAGGTCAGCTCATCCAACGCTGCTGATACAAGCGCTGGCACTGGGGCACGCACAGTTTTGATCCAAGGCTTGGACGCGGACTACAACGAAATTTCTGAAGTAGTGACTCTGAGCGGCCAGACAGCCGTGATGACTACTAAGAACTACCTGCGTATCAACTATGCCACGGTCGCAACCGCAGGTTCAGGCCAAAGCGCAGCGGGGGACATATACATCGGCACGGGCACCATAACAGCCGGTGTTCCAGCGACGGTGTATAACCTCATCAAGTTCAACTACAACGACACAGTGACTGGGCACTACACAGTCCCCGCAGGATACACTGCGTACTTGATGCAGGGTATGTTTACTGTGGGTCAGGCCAGCGGGTCTACGTCAGTTCAAGGTCGTTTGTTATCGTCTACCGCCGACGGCATACGTCGCACCACCTCAATAGTTACACTTAACAACGGCACAGCTGATTACGCGTTTGAGTTCCCAATTGCGATACCAGAAAAGACTGATATTGAGGCGACTGCCGTCGGAAGTGCGAACAACAATTCATGCTCGACAATGTTTGTAATCTTGCTGATTGCTGGACCAAACGCATCCGCTCCCGGTACTCCTTGGAACTAAATTATGGCCACAGGCATCGCACTCATCCCCGTCGCTCGTAGCTCCGATCTGGAGCGTGAGTCGCAAAAACGCAACACGGACATGCAGGCTCAGCCTGTGATCCAAGGGTTGGCCGCTCACGCACGCAAGCGCTGGGAGTCTGCCCGTGAAGCCAAACGGACCATCGAGGAGCGCATGCTGCAGTGTCTGCGCCAGCGCAACGGCGAGTACGACCCGGACAAGCTGGCCGACATCAAGCGCCAAGGCGGCTCGGAGATTTACATCCAGTTGACATCGGTCAAGTGCCGCGCCGCCACGAGCTGGCTGCGTGATACCTTGCTGGGCACAGGCACAGACAAGCCGTGGAGCCTTGAGGCTACACCCGAGCCGACACTCCCTCCAGAGCTCGTTCAAGAGCTGATGGCCAGCATGCAGCAGCAGTTGCAGGTCATGATGGAGCAGGGCTTGGCCATGCCAGACCCCACACAGTTGCGCGAAGCCGCCAGCCAGATGAAAGACGCAGCGATGCGCAAGCTGCGCGAAGAGGCCAACGACCGTGTTGACCGCATGGAACTCAAGATGGAAGACCAGCTCATCGAAGGCGGCTGGACCGACGCGCTAAACGCGTTCCTCGACGACGTGGTGACATTCCCCTACGCCGTGCTCAAGGGCCCAGTCAAGCGCAAGCGCAAGACCATGATGTGGCAAAACGGTGAGCTGGCACCGTCCGAAGAGATTCGCAACGAGTGGGAGCGGGTTGATCCGTTCATGCTGTACTGGGCTCCATGGTCCTCGGACATCCAAGACGGTTTCATTGTCGAGCGCCACCGCATGACTCGTGAAGACCTGCAGGCCTTGATCGGCGTGCCCGGGTACAACGACGACGCCATCCGCTCGGTGCTCAACTCCTTCGAGTCTGGCAACCTCAACGAGTGGCTGTGGACCGACAGCGCTCAGGCGACAGCCGAGGGCAAGGACACCACCCAGACCATCTTCACGACCGACCTGATCGACGCGCTCCAAATGTGGGACAGCGTGCAGGGTAAGGACTTGCTGACTTGGGGCCTGTCTGCCAAGGAGATTCCTGACCCAGACCTGAACTACCCCTGCGAGGTGTGGTTGGTGGGCTCCACGGTGATCCGTGCTGTGCTGAACTACGACCCGCTGGGCCGCAAGCCGTACTACGTGACGTCTTACGAGAAAGTCCCCGGCGCTGTGGCCGGTAAGGGCGTGGCCGACTTGTGCCGCGACTCCCAGAACATGGTGAACGCAGCCGCCCGCAGCTTGGCCAACAACATGGGCATCAGCTCTGGTCCGCAGGTGGCTGTGAACGTGTCGCGCCTGCCCCCGGGCGAGGACATCACCGAGATGTACCCTTGGAAAATCTGGCAGTTCCAAAGCTCTGAGTTCAACGACGGCTCCCAGCCGCTGCAGTTCTTCCAGCCAAACAGCAACGCCAACGAGCTCATGTCCGTGTTCGAGAAGTTCAGCGCCCGCGCTGACGAAGACACCATGATCCCGCGCTACATGACTGGCGAGAGCTCCCCCGGCGCTGGCCGTACGTCATCTGGCTTGTCCATGCTGATCAGCAACGCTGGCAAGGGCATCAAGCAAGTGATCAGCAACATCGACCGCGCTGTCATCGTGCCGTCTATTGAGCGCCTGTACCAAGACAACCTGCGCTACAGCAAAGACCCAGACCTGATTGGCGACGTCAAGGCCGTGGCCAAGGGCGCTACCAGCTTGGTGGTCAAGGAAGCTGAGGCAGTCCGCCGCAACGAGTTCCTGCAGATCGTGCTCAACAGCCCGGTGGCCCAGCAGATCGTGGGCATGGACGGCGCGGCAGAGCTCCTGCGCGAGCAGGCTCGCAACCTGAGCGGCAACGTCAACCGGATTGTCCCAGACCGTCCGACACTGACAGCCATGCAGAATCTGCAGCAGCAAAACGCTCAGCTCCAAGAGCAGTTGGCCATGATCGCTGGCGAACTCCAAGGTGGCGCTCCGGGCGCTACGCAGGGGCCAGCGCCAAAGAATATGCTGCCTGACGGCAGCCAAGTCGGTGGTCGTGAGGGAAATATGATTTCAGCACGCCCCAACGGAGTTTGACTTTTTTTGAATTTGTTGTATAGAATCCACACATGAAGATTTTTGTAGGCCAAAAGCCTGATCGTCAGCACATGCAAGCGTTAATCCGCTGCAAGCTGCAAGAAAACGAGGCGCTACTGGCGCTGTTCCGCACCAAGCTGGAGGAGACCAAGGTCTCCTTGATGCAGGCAGAAGAACCGCACCGACTGTACCGCCTCCAAGGTCAGGCTCAGGCCTTATCAGATTTCCTCGAAGCGGTTGAAAAATCGTCCGAGGTCTTCGACCGGATCAAATGATCCGAATTTTGTAAATCCGAGCAAACCATTACGCGAACGGCAGACCGCAGTAGGAGCCTGAAACGGAGTTGGAGCCCAAGGAGAATTGAATGGCATTGCCAAGACAAGTAGAAGCGCAGTTACGAGAACTGGAAGCACTGGAAAAGCAGCTCGCAGAGGGCCAGAATCCTGCACCCGCAGACCCTGATCCACAGCCAGCAGAGCCTCCCCAAGACCAACAGACTCAGCAAGCTGAGCCAAAACCTGTCGAGCCAACGCCGACACCGACCGAGCCAGTAGTCGCGGAAGAGACATGGCAGCAGAAGTACAAAACCCTCAAGGGCATGTACGACGCTGAAGTGCCTCGCTTGCACGCAGACTTGCGCGAGCTCAAGGGCCAAGTGGATAGCCTCCGCAAAGCCTCTGAGACCAAGCCAGTTGAGCCTGCTAAGCCCGCAGCTGCTACGAAGTTGGTGACTGATGCTGATGTTGAAGCATTTGGTCAGGACTTGATTGAAGTCCAACGCAAAGTTGCCCGCGAAGTGGCATCAGAGTTTCGAGGCGAGCTGGACGCCATGAGAGCCGAGAATGAGAAGTTGCGCGAGCAGCTGACCAGCACCGGCACCCAAGTGTCTGAAGCAAGTTTTGAGCAGCGCCTGTACCGTATGGTGCCGGACTTTGAAGCAGTCAATGCTGATCCCAAGTGGATCGCTTGGCTTAACGAAGTGGACCCGCTGCTCCGAGCCCCCCGATCTTCTGTTGCACAACAAGCGTTCAACCGAGGCGATGCTGAAGGTGTTGCACACTACGTGGCGATGTTCAAACAGACCGTCGCACCCGCAGAGCAAAAAGCCGACAAGACCGAAGAGCTTGAGCGTCAACTTCAGCCAAATCGTGGTGCCACGAGCGCCCCACCTACCTCTCAAAAAGGTAAGGTCTACACCAACGCGGACATTGAAAAAATGTTCCGTAAGGCAGCAGACTTGGGGACCAAAGGGCAAACCGACGCGGCAAAGAAACTTGAAGCTGAAATTGATGCTGCGTTCATGGAAGGTCGCGTAACCGCGTGACCCGTGACACAGCGTTGAACCCAACCTGTTTATTTTTAGGAGGCCATCATGGCTGCAGTTTATCCCGTCCAATCGCCGTTCAACACGAACCCCTCGTACTCCGGTGCCTTTATCCCCACCCTGTGGTCCGGCAAATTGCTGGCCAAGTTCTACCAGAACACAATGTTGTCGGAAATCGCCAACACTGACTATGAAGGTGAACTGAAGAACCAAGGCGATACCATCCGTATCCGTCTGGCTCCTTCCATCAGCATCTCTGACTACACTGTTGGCCAGAACCTGTCGTACGAAGTCCCCACTCCTATCTTCCAAGATATGCAAGTGAACAAGGGCAAGTACTTCGGCGTGCAAGTCAACGACGTGCTGTCTTATCAGTCCGACATGAACTTGATGAACATGTTCACTGAAGACGCTGCCAAGCAGTTGAAGATCAGCATCGAAAACGAAGTGTTCTTCAACAACATCGTGACCGAAGGCCCTGTTGCCGCCAACGAAGGCGCTACTGCTGGTGCTATCTCTGCTGCCTACAACTTGGGCACAGACGTAACTCCAATCGACCAAGCCACTCCTGAGAACGTCTTGAAGGGTATCCTGCGCATGTCCACAGTGCTGGACGAGCAGAACGTGCCTGAAGATGGTCGCTGGTTGGTGATCAGCCCCTTCGACCGTCATCTGCTGATGCAATCCAACATCGCTCAAGCCTACTTCACTGGCGACGCTCAGTCGACCATCCGTAGCGGCAAGATCGGTATGCTGGACCGCTTCACTGTGTACGTGTCCAACTTGCTGCCTCGCGGCGCTGCTGGCAAGGCACTGGTTGCTGGTTTGACAGACCCCGCCACTGGTGGTGCTGTGTCCAACGCCAAGGCCCGTCGTTTGATGGTCGCTGGTACTAAGGCAGCAATGTCTTTCGCCATGACCGTGAACAAGACTGAGCCTCTGCGCAACCAGACTGACTTCGGCGACATCGTCCGTGGTTTGGCTGTGTACGGTCGCAAGACTGTCAAGCCAGAAGCTCTGGTCGTGGCCCAAGTCGGTTCCGCCAGCTGATGAACTGGGCCCCTTCGGGGGCCCTTTCTATTCCCTCATTCTTTGGAGATTTTTATGTCTACTCAATTTTCTCGCAGCATTGGCGGGTACGCTACGGCTACCGCTGGTACAACTCAGACTCAGGCCGGTGCTACTGCACTGACTGGTGCTGTTAATTTTGTCACGACCGGCACTGCTGCCGATGGCGTTTTGTTGCCTACTGAGCGTCCTGTCGGCGATGTGGTCTACATCGTTAATAGTTCTGCCGCATCGCTTAACGTGTATCCTGCCACTGGTGGCAAGATCAACAACGGTTCTGCCAACGCAGCCAAGGCTTTGGCCGCTAACATGTCCGGGGCTTATATCAGCTTGGGCAGTGAAAACTGGGGCGCTGTTCTCAGCGCCTAATCGGTGGCACAATAAAGGGGCTCTTCGGAGCCCCTTTTTACTTTACGGAGCATTTAATGAACATCCACGACCTTCTGACCCGCCTTGGCGGTGAAATTTTGTCCAACAAAGCCCGCGCTGTAGTGGACGGCAAAATCGTGATTCTTGCTCGCATGAACGGCAATGACTGGGTGTACACAGACGAAGGCCAGACGCTGGCTAACGCGCACTCCAACGCCGCTGCTGAGGAAGCCAAGCCCAAACGTGCCAAGAAGGCAGCAGAGCCGGTGGTCGAAGAAGCGCCTACCCAAGAAGCCCCTGCTGCTGTAGAATCGGCTGACATCCAGCTTGATGTCGAGTAAGGACGTCCATGAAAGCGATCAGCGAATTCTTTTCACGCCTCATCCCCTACGTGCCGGGATGCTCTGAGCCGTTGGCTCAACAGGCGCTGCTGGACTCCGCTATCGCTTTCTGCGAAGCGTCTCAGGTGATCAGACACGACCTTGACGTGTTTAACACCGTGGTGGGCCGAGCCTCGTATGAGCTCGACCTGCCGTCGCAGCAACAGCTGGCCAGAATCCTTCTCGTCAAAGTCGGCGACCAAGAAATTTATGCTGAACTGGCCGAGTCTCGCGGGTACCCACCTGATGCTGACGCCATTCCCACAGCGTTCTTCACGACACGCAATGACTCTGAACTGTCGTGTAAGTTCTACCCCGTTCCAGACGCGGTGTACCCAGTGCGCGTACGCGTGGCGCTACGCCCCACTAAATCTGCAACGCAGGTCGAAAACGATCTGGTTGACTACTGGACTGACCCCATCGTAGATGGAGCCATGGCTCGTATTCTGGCCATTCCAGACCAGCCGTTCTCGGACCCGAATAAAGCAATGCTGATGCGTGCCTCCGCCGCACGCGCCACGCACAACGCTCGCATTGAGGGCAACTATGGCCGAGTGCGCGGGTCTATGCGCGTAAAACAGCGCCCCATCGCTTAAGGTAAGCCATGACTACACCCGCACAGACCATCATCCAAAGCGCAGCCGAGACACTCCAAGACTTGGGTGCTGTGCGTTGGAGCACCGCTGAGCTTGTTCGTTACCTGAACGCTGGCCAGCTTGAGACTGTGATGCTGCGCCCGGACTCGAACACTGTCAACGCTACATTCACATGCGTCGCCGGGGCTAAGCAAACGCTGCCTGTAGCCGCAGCGCGTTTGTTGGACATTACGCGCAACGTAGCGTCTATAAGCTCTAAGGGTGTTGTGCGCTTGATCAACCGCAACTTGCTCGACAACCAGATTCCCAACTGGCAAGCTGAAACTGGCTCAGTGAACATCAAACACTACATGATTGACCCTGCGGATCGAACCACGTTCTACGTGTATCCTCCGGCCATATCTACGGCGCAGGTCAACATAGTCTATGCCGCGTATCCCACAGCAGTGACTATCCCAGCAGGTGGCACCACATTCACTGCTGTCACAGGTAACATCGCCCTTCCCGACATCTTTGCAAATGCGCTGGTCGACTACGTCTTGTACAAGGCGTTTGCCAAGGACGCTGAGCAAGCTGGTAATGGGGCGCGATCACAAGCACACTATGCGGCATTTGGCACTGCGCTTGGCGTAGAGCTACAATCTGCTGTCGGTGTAACCCCCAGTCCTCGGGGCAACCCAACTCGTGCGGGTTAACCGCTCTTTTTAGGAGAAAATCATGTCTAAATCCAATGCCTTTGAGACCGACTTGCTCGGCCTCATTTTTAATGGCACCGCCATTACCACCATTGCTGATAATGCAGCATCCACACCCCTGACAAACCTGTACTTGGCGTTGCACACCGCAGACCCGGGCGAGGCTGGTAATCAGGCTACTAGCGAGATCAGCTACACAGGCTATTCTCGCGTGGCTGTGGCTCGCACTTCTGGCGGCTGGACTGTTACAGGCAACTCTGTGAGCCCTGTGGCCGCTATCGAGTTTGGTGAGATGACTGGTGGCACTGGCGGCACTGTGACGCATGCGTCTATCGGTACTGCGTCTACCGGCAACGGCAAGATTTTGTACAGCGGCGCACTGACCCCCAACATCGCAGTTGCTCTGGGCGTGCTGCCTCGCATCAAAAACACATCGACCATCACTGAAGACTAAATAGTCCCCCGTCATGCTGGCCCTCGACCATGAGATAGGTTTTTCCGAATTTGCTCTGGTTGAGTTGGCCGGGGGTACACTCCCGTCTTTTGCAGAATTAAACGCCAATGGGTTCGACGGCACTACGCTGATTCTTGTAGCCGTTACCCCCACAGATTTAAGTGCTGTTGGGTCTTCTGACTCGGCGTTGTCTCTTGAGACTGTCGGTGCCGCTGATTTGAGCGCCAGTGGTTTTTCTGACTCGGCGCTGCTCCTTGAAGCTATCGGCGCTACAGACCTGAATGCTTATGGGGCTGACGGTTCTACGCTGCTATTTGACGCTGTCAGCAGTGTAGATTTTGCTCTTGTTGGGAGCAGCACCAGTTCGCTGGAGTTCAATGCTTACGCGCAGCTAGGCTTAGACACGGCTGGTACAAGCATCTTTACTGCTGAAGTACAAGAAATCATCTTAGCTACGCTTGCAGCTGCTGGCGCTGCACAAGTTTTGTTCGAGAGCATTGGCGAGTCCGTATTTGCTTTCGTGGGTACCAGCGCGACTACCTTTTCAGGAGAAGCAAAAACACTTGCATTGTTTGAGTCTGCTGGAACTTCAACAACAGCATTTAGCGACGTAGCAGTTGTAGCCGCTAGACTAGCTGCCACTGGCGAAGCAACGACGACTCTACTTTTCAGCGCACAGGCAAGCATTGAGTTTAGCGCTGCAGGCGCAGCTTCCTCGGATATGCAGTTTCAAGCATATGGCCAACAGCAGTTTAGCTTTCAAGGCATTTCTTTTGTCGACGCGCAAGGTGGAGCCAGCGTAAACTCTATGCTCGCAGCACAGGGAAATGCCACTTCCACATTTGAATTTAACGCATACGGCCAACAGCAACTTTTTGCGCAGGCTAGTTCGTCGTTATCTTTGGTTGCTGGGAGCGTTGGTAATACTGCGCTACAGTCAGTTGGAACCTCATCTTTTCTTGCCCAACTGCAGGCGTATGGCCAACAGCAGTTTGACTTCCAAGGCGTGTCAGCGTTTTCTGCGACTGCTTTTAGTGTGGGTTCAACCGCTTTCGTGTCCGCAGGTTCCAACACAACAGCGTTTGACGCCACCAAACTGATTGTTGGTGCTTTCCAGATGACTGGGGTAACGCAACTCGTGTTTAATGGCAGCACTAGAAGCTCAACCAACTTCAGCATGGTTGGATTGGCTAATGGTGTTCTTCAGGGCGCAGTGATATACGACGAACTTCCACGAGCTTGGGACTACATAATTCGCCCATATGAGTTGCGCGGAATCATTCGCCCGTATGAAATTCGCGGGGTTGTTCGCCCAAGTGAAGACCGCTCGGCTGTTCGCCCAAGCGAAGACCGCACAGTAAATTATTTTTGAGGTACAGCCATGATCTTAGCCAAGTACGAAAAACAGCCTGCCGAAGTCAAGGACTACGACATCGACTATTCTGATTGGTTGATTCCAGCCGAAGACACAATCGACGGCATCACAACCACTGTGACTAGCGAAACACAAGCTGTTCCGACACTTGAAGTCGACTATACTCAGCACACGATCACTGTCGCAAAGCTGTGGGTTAGCGGCGGTACCGTTGGTACGCAGTACAAGATTACAGTGCTCATGACAAGCGCGGACGGACGCATAGACGAGTCTGAGCTGATCTTCAGCATTAAGGATCGTTGATATGACGCAAAAATTTGCAAACGCAGCTCGCGCATATTTAGCCAGCAGCATTTCTGGCAGCGCCACGACTGTAACCATTGATGGTGGCGGTTCGCTCTTTCCTGCGATTACTTCGCCTGAGTTCAGCCGTGCCGTGCTGCAGGACAACACCGGCATCGAGGTGGTGCTGATTACAGCCCATACAGCCAGTAGCAACAGCTTCACCGTTACACGCGCTCAGGAGGGCACCACAGCTCGATCGTTCGCTGCAGGCGCTGTGTTCGGGTTGCGCATGACTGCAGCCGACGGTGACACGTTCGTTGCAAAAGTTTCTGGCCCCGGTTCTGCAACTGACAGCGCTCTGGCAGCTTTTGACGGTACTACAGGCAAACTGATAAAGCAGGCCGCAACCGTCACGATTGCCCAAGGCGGTACAGGACAAACGACTCGTCAAGCTGCAATGGACGCGTTGGCAGGCGCAGTAACTGCAGGTCAGTATCTACGAGGTGACGGCACAGATGTGGTCATGTCAGCCATCCAAGCGGCTGATGTGCCTACGCTGAACCAGAATACCACCGGAAATGCTGCAACAGCCACAACAGCCACAAACCAATCTGGCGGAACGGTATCGGCTACCTCAATTGCATATTCCACAACACTGACTGGCGGCACAGGAGTAATTAACATTGGGTCGGGGCAAATTTACAAAGATGCGTCCGGCAACGTGGGGTTTGGTACATCTACACCCCTAAGAAAAATAGATATTTCGGGCGGCGGTTTTGCGTTTACTGAAGTGGGAGGAGCCAATAGAACTATACATTGGGGTGACACCACCAACATTTATCCAGTTACTATTATTGGAAGCTCTAGCTCTGGAAATGGCACACTGGTTTTTGGTACAAACACGTTCGGTAATGCGGCTATAGAGCGCATGCGTATCGACTCCGCAGGCAATGTGGGTATTGGCACAAGTTCGCCAAGCCAAAAACTAGAGGTAAGTGGCGTTGTTCGAGCTTCAGGTGGTTTTAACCCCTCGAACACAGGATGGGCAAACGCAGCGTTTCGTGGGCAAGGCAGCTTTGGCGGTGGTCTGTCATTGATTGACGGCTCCGCAGGTTACGGCATTTGGTCGCAAGATTCTGGTGGGGTTCTTGCTATCGGGCAGGGCTCAACAAGTGGCGCTCTTACCGAGCGGATGCGTATCGACGCATCCGGCAACGTGTCAGTCGGAAATGCCGGAAGAGCACAGCTTCGTGCAACTGGTGACATCCAAGCGTACCGATCCGGTGGCACCACGGGCGTAATTTATCTGAACAGCGCTGAAACACGGTATCTGTATTTTGATGGCACAAGCTATCAGTTGAGCGGTGCAGCAGTCGTGGCCAGCAATATCACCGCTGCGGGTAACACCACAGGAACCGCTGCTGGCAACTTACCTTTGGCTGGCGGCTCAATGACCGGCCAGATCACCACACGCACTACTACAGGCGCAACGCCAATCGTTAGCGGTGGCGGCTCCGACTCCCTTCAGATCATGGGTAATGGGCCTAACGGCGCATTTATGTCTTTCCACCGAGCTGGTGCGTATGCCGTCAACTTAGGTATAGACACCAGCAACGTGGTTGCTCTTGGCGGCTGGAGTGACGGCGGAACCTCCCGCTGGACCTCGGACACCTCCGGTAACTTCGTAGCGCGGGGCAACGTCACGGCCTACTCTGACGAGCGCCTGAAAAAAGACTGGGCACCTGTTGCTGAGGATTTTGTAGAGCGTCTGGCAAAGGTTAAGCACGGTACGTACACCCGCACCGATTCCGAAGAGCGCCAGATGGGTGTGTCAGCGCAGACCATGCGGACCTTTGCACCGGAAGTGGTCTTGGAAGACCGCGAAGGCAACCTCTCCCTTGCATACGGAAACGCAGCTTTGGTTGCTGCTGTAAAGTTGGCGGAACGTGTTGTTGCGCTCGAAGCCCGCATAGCTGCTCTTGAGGCAAAAGGCTAATCATGACAATGCCATCAAGCGGCGCTCTCAACATGGGGGGCACATCAAGCCCGGTCAGTGTTGCGCAAGAACTTGGCCTGAGCCTGACCGCAACCATCACAATGAACCAAACCAACGTCCGCACTTTGGCGGGTGTCAGCACGACCAGCGGCACCTCGTGGAGCATGAGTTCGTTGTACGGAAAATCAAACGGCTACGCCGTTGAGTATTTGGTTGTTGCTGGCGGCGGCGGTAGTGCTCGGGGAGCCTTCCAAACGGGTTCTACCTACTACACGACCGGTGGCGGCGGTGGCGGTGGGTATATTGCAACAAGTGTTTCCGTAGCCCCCGGGGGCTCTGCAATGTCCGTTACTGTCGGTGCAGGTGGCACTCCTACGAACAACGGCAATAATTCGGCCTTCTCTTCTAGCACTGCTACAGGGGGCGGGGCTGGCCTGAATACAGGAGTCGGTGCAAACGGGGGTTCCGGCGGAGGCGGAGGCGGAGGTTATAACAATTCAACTAATGTTGCAATTTCTTTGTCTGGGGGTACGGGTATTAGCGGGCAGGGGTTTGGTGGCGGAAGCGGGAATGGAGCCAAAGGCGAGCTTTCTTTTTTAGCTACCGCTGGCGGCGGGGGTGGTGGAGCGGGCGGTGCCGGTAGTAACGCATCTACTGCTGCATATTCAACATTTGTTGCCGGTAATGGCGGCAATGGCGCGACATGGCTTGATGGATCAACTTACGCTGGCGGTGGGGGTGGTGGAGCGAACAGCGCAGGCTTCAGCACAACACTTTTAGCGTCAGGTGGTAGCGGCGGCTCCGGCGGAGGAGGTACAGGTTGCCGCATCTTCCCTTTCGCTGGAAATCCACGAACCGGAACTTCTGGAACGACTAATACCGGCGGCGGCGGGGGTGGGGGCATTAATGGTACTACTGGAAGTTCAGGTGGTTCTGGTATTGTAATTTTACGATACGCCGGAGCACAGCGCGGCACTGGTGGAACTGTAACTTCGGCGGGTGGGTACACGTACCACACATTCACCTCATCCGGCACATACAACCCCTAGGACCATATGGCACATTTTGCACAAATTGACGAAAACAACGTCGTCCAGCAAGTGCTGGTCATTGACCAAGACGAGATCAACACTTACCGCTGGGGCAACCCGGCAAGTTGGATTCAAACCAGCTACAACACACGTAACGGTGTGTATTACACGCCCGGAACAAACGATCCGGACCCGGACCAATTGAAAGCGTTTCGCAAGAACTACGCAGGCATTGGGTACACATGGGATGGCGTAGGTTTTGCCCCCCCGAAGCCGGAACAGTACCCTTCGTGGGTGCTAAATACCTTTTCCTACCAATGGGAAACGCCAGTTCCAAAGCCGGAAGATACCGATACGGTGTATTACACATGGGACGAGTCAACTGTAAATTGGGTTGCTGTTGAGCAGCCCTCCGTCAAAATGAGAGTAGAGGTAATATGAATCACCCTTACAACAAGTTAGCCGCCGTCGGAAATGTTTATGTCCGTTTAATGGAGTTCAGAAAAGCCGGGGACGTGGAGCAGGGGCATGTGCATAACTTTGACCACAGTACTTTGCTTGCGCATGGGTCTGTCATGATTCGGGCCAAAGGCAAAGAAACGGTTTTTAAAGCTCCGATGTTGATTTGGATAAACAAAGACGTGGAGCACGAACTGACAGCACTGGAAGACAATACCATCTGCGCCTGCATTCACGCACTGCGGCACATGGACGGTGAAATTATTGATCCAGAATCAATACCGAAAGGCGCTGAAATTGATTACAAACCTGAAACCGGTATTGCTCATTTTTAATCAATTGCATTTTTGCACCTATCTTATTTGAAGGAACCACCATGAAACTACTTGCCATCGCCGTCTGCGCCCTGTCCCTGACCGGCTGCGCCACCAAAGAGTACCAAGCCTATGCTGACGCCCACAAAGCGCAAGCAGCGGCCCAAACAGCACGCTACCAAGCCCTTGCTGACATCGCCCGGCAAGGTGACACCACAGCCAAGGTCGCAGCGGTGATGTCTTTGCAAATGGGCAGCGCCCAGCAGAACACGCAGATCAACGCACCCAAGTCTTGGGCTGACTATGCCTTGCAGTGGACGGGCCTGTTGCTGCCGACTTTCGGTCAGGTGTACACCATCAACAAACAGACGACCTTGGGCATGCGCCAGTCTGACAATGCAACAGCTGTGGCTGTCAGCACCAACGCAGCTTTTGTGGGAATTGCTGGTAAGATTCAGGCACCCGCAGCCAATGTCACTACAATTGGCGGCAACGGCGTGATCGGTGCAGGTTCTTACTCGATAGGAGCAAACAGTGGGTCAAACTCTGGCAACAGTGGTCGCCTTGCTGGTGGCGGTATTACTGACAATACGGCTACTCCAACTGTGGTGACCAGCACCGATACCGTCACAACAACCACCACGCAGGCAGCAGTACCATGACCACCATTGACAAAACAGACGCACGACTTTCGACTCACGAAGAAGTTTGCGCCATCCGCTACGACCAGATCAATGCTCGCCTCAAACGCATCGAGGCCATAATGATGAAGACTGCGGGTGTCATGATCCTGTCAATGGCGGGCACTATATTCAGTGCCGTGTGGATACTCAAGTGAAAGACTGGGCCGTCGCATTCATTGCAGCGGCCCTTCTTGTTGGGTTTGTTGTCTGGTCTACAAGCATAATTGTGCCGTTTGTATGGAGGCTGTAAATGCTCGCAGAACTCGCGGCTGCGAACGCGGCCTTCGCTGTCATAAAGGGTGCGCTGGCCAACGGTAAGGACTTGTCCGACCTTGGCTCACGGGTCTTTGACTACTTCGACAACAAGGCCAAGATTCAACAGAAGGTAACGGAAAAGGGCAACCGTTCCGACATCGAAGAATTCTTTGCCCTTGAAAAGCTGAACGCTCAAGAGGTAGAGCTTCGTGAGCGCATGATTTACGCAGGCCGTCCGGGGATGTGGAATGACTGGCAGAAGTTCCAAGCTGCTGCTGCCCGCAGGCGCAGGGAAGCCAAAGAAGCAGAGATCAAAGCCATCAGGGTTCGTAAAGCCAAGATGGATCAACTCATCGAGTATTTGGTCCTTGGCGTGGCGTCAATCATCCTTGCCGGTCTGCTTATTTACGGCATCATCATTTACATGCTGTACATCAAAAAATGAGCGACGAGAAGCTGAACGCCAACACAACCCTAGACAAGGTGCTCGGGTACGTGGACTCGCCGTTCAAGCTGTTCGCCATCCTCCTCATGGGCGTGGTGGCTTTCACCGGATACTTCCTGTGGCAGAACCAAGAGTTCATGAGGGACGCTTACAAAGAGTCCAAGAAGCTGCCTGAGATCAACACAGCCCGAGCAGATGATGCCAGTTCAATGCTGCTGAAAAAGACAGGAGCCACGGTGGTGGCGGTGTTCAAAGTCAACCCACTGTTCAACAGCCGGGTGCTGTACAGGGCATACACCAAAGACGGTAGGGACAAAACGATTGAAGACATCGACGTGGGCCTGTTCAGTCAAAACTCAGCAAACAACGCTGATGTGGTCAAGCTGATGACCAACGAGATTCCCTGCGGAGACTACCGCTACGCGCAGTCCGAGGTGGGCTTGTGGTATCTTGAGAAGGGTGTAGCGTACACTTGCCGAATCAGTGTTCCACCAGACTCACATCGTTTTGTTGGGCAGATCACAGTTGGTTGGGCAGCACCGCCGACAGACCTTGAGCAGACAAAATTCATGCTGGAGATTGCCAGCGCCATGTTGACCAAAAGGGGTAATTGATGCTTTCACTCTTCTCAACTCTTGGGGGTCTGCTGATCTCCGGCCTTCCCAAGCTGCTGGAGTTCTTCCAGAACAAGGCTGATCAGGCACATGAACTAAAGCTGGCTGCGCTGCAAAACGAGCGTGAGCTGGCCATGGCCGCGCAGGGTTACGCTGCCCAATTGAAGATCGAAGAGGTCCGCACCGATCAGGTGGCCATGGAGACTGATGCCCGGATGACTGAAGCAGCGCTTGAGCACGATGCCAAGGTGCTTGAGAAGGCCTCCACATGGGTTGCCAACTACGTGGGCACTGTGCGCCCTACAGTGACGTACATCTTTGTGGCCGAGCTGGTTTGCATCAACGCCTTTATGGCTTGGTACCTGTACCAGCAGCCGGGTCTGATCACCAGCATTGACGACATCATCCGCTACTCGGACCTGATTTTCAGCGCTGATGAGATGGCCATGCTGGGCGGCATCATTGGGTTCTGGTTTGGTAGCCGCCAGTGGAGCAAGAAGTGAAATTGAGCAGGGCAGGCGAAGACCTGATGCACCGGTTCGAGGGCAAACGCTCTCGGCCCTACCTTTGCCCAGCGCACATCTGGACGATTGGCTACGGCCACGTCCTGTACCAAGAGCAGATCAGGCTCCCCGTGATGCGTGTCGAAGGCAAGACCACGCCCATGATCCGTAAGGAAATGCCACTGAAACCGGAGGACAATCGTGTCTGGTCCAAAGAGGAAATCGACGAACTATTCCGAGTTGATGTCGGAACTTTTGAACGGGGTGTTCTTCGTCTTGTTCCCGGTGTGGTTGGGCGTCAAGGCAGCTTTGACGCTCTGGTCTCTATAAGTTTCAACTTCGGGCTGGGCAACTTGCAAAAATCAACCATCCGGATGAAGGCCAACCGGGGTGACTGGGAAGGTGCAGCCGAGGCGTTTCGAGCTTGGACCAAAGGTGGCGGCAAAGTTCTCCCCGGTCTGGTCAAACGCCGAGAAGCTGAAATCGCCCTGTTTTTGTCCTGACTGGGTACAATCGGGTCTAGTGAGGAAATCATCATGGCCGTTATCCCGATCAAGTCTTTTGGTGGCATTTCGCCCAAGACACCGCCGCGCTATCTCCCAGATTCAGGTGCTCAGACTGCACTTAACGCTGTGGTGTTCAACGGTTCTTTGCAGCCGCTATCAAACGTAGGCTCTGCTGTTGCTACGCTGACCAAGACAGGTGTTCCTCAAACCATCTACCGGTTCGGCCAAGACTCGGTGTCTGACTCGCAGTACTGGTTTCACTGGACCTCTGACGTTGACGTGTGCCGCAGCCAAGTTGCTGGTGATACCTCGGAGTGGACGTTCTATACGGGTGATGGCGCTCCCAAGGCCACGTACGCACAGATCGCGTTGGCGGGTTCCAACTACCCATTCACGTCTCGCCTTCTGGGCCAAGCTGCTCCTACGCAAGCACTGACAGTCAGTGCATCTACGTTCACGCCTGCGACTTCTCCAGCAGAAGTAATCTTGACGGCCACAATGATCGGGCAGCTCACAACAACCTACGGCATCCAGTTCAGCATCGTGGGCACCGCTGACGGCGACTACACGTCAGTTTCTCTTACCAGCCCTATTACTGCCAGCTCTGTTGCTTCTGCAATGAACGCCGGTACTGGTATCGCCGCTGTTGTGGAAGGCACTGGAGTCAAAGTCACGAGCGACGCGACAGGTGACAGCGCAAAGCTGTATGTGCGGTTCCGCACAGGCTCGACTGTGAACACAAGCGGTACGTTCACCTACTCCGGCCTTGATCTGCAAGGCACCGGCACAGCCAACACGTCACCTCTGCTGGTCATTGATGACTCCGAGATCGGTTCTATCGACACTGGCGACACGATCACGCTGGCGAGCAACAGTGGAACGCACGTCAACGCCGCCACTTCCGGCACACTGACAGCATCTACGCTGGCGACATTTTTGAACTCGCGCATGACTGGGCAACTCGTTGCAACAGCGTACGGCTCCTGCGTAGTCATCACACCCGGCTCGGCGGGGTCAGGTGCAAGTGGCGTCATCACGTACGCCAGAGAAGCTGACGGCAACTCAGTGTTTACTGCCACCTCTACGGGCTCTGAATCTCCAGCGCCTGCCAAAGTCATCGTAACGCAAGCCAACGTAGACAGCGTCGAGAGCCGTTACCTGTCTGTGCTCATCAACGCTACAGAGAATTTTGTAGCGATACCGGCTACATACACTGTTGGCAATCTGAGCGTTGTCGATGGGTACGGTGGCAGCACCACTGTGTATGGTCTTGTTGACCCCATCGCTATCGTATCCACCACGGCTACCGGCACCTCTGCGTCCATTCGCCTGCGCGGCGGGGATTACCCAACCACTGCACAGTACTCTTCGGTCAACGCTACCGGCACCACGGACGTTCCAGCTGTTCCTGAAACCCGTGTGTACACATGGACTTGGGTCAACAAAGAAGCTGGCTTCGAGTTCGAGTCTGCACCGGCTCCTGCATCAGAGTCAGTGGATGTGCGTGTGGAGCAGACAGTGGCCATCTCTGGCCGAGGCACCGTGCCTACTGGGTACTTGGCAACGCACTGGCGGTTGTACCGTGCTGTGTCTGGGGTTTACCTGTTTGTGGCCGAGTTGCCGCTTTCCCAGAACTCGTTTACCGACAACGTGAAGGCTGAGTCCCTTGGCGAAGAACTGCCTAGCCTGACTTGGCTGACGCCACCAGACACGCTGCGCGGGCTGATCAACATGCCCAACGGCATCATGGCTGGCTTCACTGGCCGGGACATCTACTTCTGCGATCCATACCACCCACACGCATGGCCTGTTGGGTACAACCAGACTGTGGATTTTCCCGTAGTGGGTCTTGGCCGTATGGATACAACGCTCGCTGTTCTGACAACTGGCACGCCCTACTTCATCCAAGGTAGCCACCCAGACTCGATGGTGGTCGTTAAGTCCGATCTGGAGCAGTCCTGTGCGTCCAAGCGCAGCATTGTCAGCCACGGCGGCGCGGTTATCTACGCAAGTCCTGACGGCCTTGTCATGCTGAGCTCTGGCGGCTCGAAAGTGATCACGGAGCAGTTCTTCACCCGGGCTCAGTGGCAGTCGACGTTCCGACCATCTTCCATTCACGCGTACCACCACGACATGAAGTATGTGGCGTTCTACGACAACGGCACAACCACAGGCGGCTTTATCTTCGACCTGACGTCTGGCCAGTTCATTCTGCACACGATCTACGCGACCGCAGGCTACAACGACCTGCTGGCCGATAAGCTGTACACAGCGTTCTCTGATCGCTCAGTAAAAATCTGGCTCGACGGAGCAGCCATGTCGTACACATGGAAGTCCAAGAAGTTCACCATGCCGCAAATCATGGGCTTCTCGTGTGCTCAAGTGGAAGCCGAGGCCTACCCTGTGACAGCCAAGATTTATTCGGGCGGCACGCTGGTGCATACCCAGACAGTGGCCAGCCGCACGCCGTTCCGTCTGCCAGTGGCCCCGGGCCGTGACTGGGAGTTCCAGATCGAAGGCAACACCGAAGTGTTTGCTGTGCTCGCCGCGCAGTCGATGGAGGAACTGGCCAATGGCTAAGCTACCAAGCGTTGTATCGTCGCTGCCCCAAGACCTCAAGGCATTTATTAACCAAGTGCGTGAGGCGCTTTCCGGGAGCAACGGCGACAGGCTGCTAACGGTTAATGATCTTGTCAGCAGCGGTGTGGTTGTACCCGGGCCGGGCAACACCGTACTGCCACCTCCCGGGTTAGTGGGAGCTCCAGCAACGCCTAAAAACGTGCAGGCGTCTGGCGCGATCCAGAACATCATCGTCACGTGGGATGACCCGCTATACAACGGCCACTCGCATGCTGAGGTGTGGGGCTCTTCGACTAATGATCTGGGAGCTGCCGTGAAGATCGGTATGACCCCCGGCGCGATCTTTGTCGATGCTGTTGGCCCCAGTGTCAATCGGTACTACTGGGTGCGGTTCGTCAACGTGCTCGGAGTTGTTGGCGCGTTCAACGCGGTTGCGGGTGTGCTTGGCCAGACCGGTTCCGACGTGGCGTATCTGTTGTCCACTTTGACTGGGGCTATTACAGAGACGCAACTGTTTACAAGCCTTAACACGCGCATTAACTTGGTTGACGGCTCGGGGGCCGGTAGTGTCAATGCCCGTATTGCCACTGAAACTACAAACCGTACTACTGCTGATACCGCACTGTCGTCGCAGATTACAACGGTGTCGTCTGCTACGACTACAAACACAGCTGCGATCCAATCCGAAGTCACAACCCGCGCTTCTGAAACTGGCAGCTTGTTTGCCAAATACACAGTCAAGGTGGATGTCAACGGCTATGTGTCTGGCTTTGGACTGGCCAGCGTCGCTAACAATGGAGTGACGGTTAGCGACTTCATTATTCGCGCAGATCGCTTTTCCGTAGCAAGCCCCAGCGGCCCCGGCCTCACGCCAATTATCCCGTTCATCGTCAACACAACTACCCAAACAGTCAACGGTGTATCTGTTCCTGCCGGTATATACATGGATGCCGCGTTCGTCAAGAACGGCACGATTACAACCGCCAAGATCGGCAATGCACAGATCGACGACGCCAAGATTGTCAGCCTGACTGCGGCCAAAATTACTGCGGGTGAGATCAGTGTTGGCAACTACATCCAGTCTTCTGGGTTCATCAGCGGGTCTCAAGGCTGGCGCATCCACGGTAACGGGGTTGCTGAGTTTGCTGCTGCTTCCATTCGCGGTCAGTTGGTTGCTGCACAAATTGACTCCCGTGGGTTGAGCATCAAGGATGCGTCTGGCAACATCATCTTGGCAGCGGGCTCACCGCTGGCTACCTCAAATATTTCTGGCCTTGGCACACTGGCCACGCAGAACACTGTATCGACAGGCCAAGTAACTGGCCTCGGCACACTGGCCACCCAGAGCAGTGTTAACTGGAACACACAGATTTCCAACATTCCAGCGTTTGGTAATTTTGCCTACCTCAGCACAATTACATCGGCTAACATCAGCACCTACATTGCAAGTGCGGCTATCGGTACGGCGTATATCAGCGACCTGAACGCTACAAAACTTACGTCTGGTTCTATATCTGTAGGCACAACGATCAGCGGCAACTACTCCCCCGGAAGCACTGGTTGGTACATAAACGGCAGCGGTAATGCCGAGTTCAACCAGATTACGGTTCGGTCTGGCCAAGTTACTGGTGCTCTCCTGAAAGCAACAGCGGTTCCACTGTTTTACTCCGGCGTGTCCTACGTAATTAACAGTGGCGTGACGGCGGACGTAAATGCTGTTTACGTCCGCTACATCGTAAGCGGATCGCCAGTATACGTGCCGCACATACCTGTATGGACAGGTACAGTGCCAGAACCTGAAACAGCTGCGCATCGCATCGCTGGGTCAGTTGCTGTGGGGGCGCTAAACAATGCAGGTGGCACCTCAAAGGATTTGTCTCTGATGTTGGTAGTGCCGTATATAACGGCGTTTGAGACCTTCGTCGATCAAGGCGGTAACACCATTACCCGAAGAGTTATCCAATTTGGCTCCGATATAATCGCCAACACGGCTACATCAGGGCCGTTTAGCTTTGCCGTAAGTAGTGCTGGTTCTACGGCAGGCACCTACAGTACATCCCAGCCCGCCGCTATTTTGGTTAGCGGCAACAACGCCGACAACACAGTTGGTAACGTAAGCGGACTTTTTTGGGGGATACGTTAATGGCATTATGGGTTCGATTCGTAGACGGTCAAATTGTCGAAGGCCCAGTAGACGGGCCACAGCCAGCTCCAGATTTTGTTGAGTACATTGAGATTGTGGCGGTCGATCCAATGGCGCTCTCCATCACCACGACTTTGAGCTTGGTAGACGGCAAATGCGTAAAAACCGTTATAGGCGAAAAGTCTTATATTATAGAACGTGCAAACGCATACCCAGCATTTGGCGATCAGTTTGACATGTTGTGGCACGCAATGGACGATGGGCAGATACCGAAAATTGAGCCGTTCTATTCGGACATAAAGGCGGTAAAAGAGAAATACCCAAAACCAACCTGATGAGCCATAATACGCACCATGGCAGAACTCGTCTATGACCAAGCAGATCGCATCGGTGCGTGGGTTGCCCAGCAAGTTGGCCAAGGTGCTGACTGGGGTAGTTTCTATGCACTGGGTGTTGTGAGTGGTGACGAGGTGCTTGCCGGGGTGGTCATCAACAACTTCAACGGAGCCAACGCGACATGCCACATAGCTATCGCCAAGCAGACCAAGAAGATCATTCCGCTGCTACGTGCGGTGTGCGACTACGCGTTCAACTACGCAAAGCTGAAGCGCCTGACAGGGATGGTACCATCCAACGAGCCGCACATCATAGCGTTCGACAAGCACCTAGGGTTCGAGGAAGAGTTCGTGATGAAGGACGGCGCACCGGGTGCCGACATGCACGTTTTGGTAATGTGGCCCGACACATGTCGCTGGCTGAAGGAGTAAATCATGGGCGGTAAATCTAGTCCTCCACCACCAGACTATTCTGGCATGGAAGCTCTCGGCAGGGAGCAGTTGGCGTTTTCCAAGCGGCAGTATGCCGAGATGATGCCTCTGGCCCAGCAGGTCTATGGCCAGCAGATGGATGCGCAGCGTCAGCAGATGCAGCAGGCGCAGGACTACTACGACTACCAGCGAAACACGTTCCGCCCGGTGGAGCAAGGTCTTGTCCGAGACGCCGAACGCTTCAACACTGAGGGGTACCGTGAACAGTTGGCTGGCCAAGCCGCCGCTGCAGCCGGTCGCGCCTTTGGAGTTCAGCAGGAGATGGGCCAACGAGCCATGGCCGGTCGTGGGGTAAACCCTAACTCTGGTGCTGCGATGGCACTGCAGGCTCAAGGCAATCTGGGTCTTGCCGCACAACGTGCCAACGCTATGACAGGCGCACGCACTCAGGCTGAACAGCTCGGCTTTGCTCGCCGGATGGACGTCACAGGTCTTGGCCGTGGCCTCGCAGGCGCTTCGACAGCAGCTTACGGCGGCGCTACCAGCGCAGGTTCCGCAGGCATGAACACAGCCATGGCCCCGGGCGGTCAGTACATGCAAGGTCTTGGTCAGGCTGGCCAGACTTACGGCGGTATTCTCAACTCACAGACTTCCGCGTACAACGCAGGTATGGCACAAGCCGATCCACTTGCAACCATTGTTGGTACAGGCCTTGGCATTTATGCTGGCGGCGGCTTTAAATAAGAGGTAGACCATGGCAGATTTCTTCAAAGGCCTCGCCGGTGGCATGCAAACCGGCCTTCAATTTGGTCAGCAATTGCGTCAGCGCCGCTTGGAAGACGAGCTGGCTCAGGTCTACGCCAAGCCTGAAGAGTTTGTGGACTACACCCCAGAGCAGCAGAGACAAATTCAAGGTCTTCAGGCTGCTGGCGGCTATGACGTCCAAGCTGTTCCGGGTGCTGAAGGCCAAGCCCCAACGCTTCGTTACAGTGCCAGACCGGGGTCTATGTACTACGACGATATGGGCCAGCCAGAAGCACCCATTGAAGTTGCACCTCAGCGCGTACAGCGCTACGGTGGTCAGACAGTTGCAGGTCAATTCGACCCTGCGCAGTTGCGCGGCTTGCAGATGCGTGAAGCTGCCCGTGTTCTGGGTGCCAGCGGCGATGTTCGTGGTGCTGCAGCCCTAGAGGCGCAAGCCGAAGACTTTACTGCCAGAGCCGAGGATCGAGCGTACCAAGCCCAACGCCGCCCACTAGAGCTGCAAAGCCTGCAAGGTCAGATTACTGGGCAGGGGCAGCAGCGCGAACTTACGGCTGCTCAATTGCGTGGACTTGGTCGAGCCGAAGAAAAAGACATTGGTTTTAACAACGCAATGTCGGACATCAACAAAACAGAATACAAGACTCCGGCAGAACGAGACGCTGCGGTTTTGAAAGCCACGGAACAGTTTAAAGGCCCGGAAGCCAAAGCCGCTCTGCAAGCAAATTACAGTACCAACGAGCGCAACAACATCTTGATCGAGGGTGCCAAGTTTGACCAGACAATCAAGCAAGCTCGCCTCAAAGGACCAGCCGCAGCGCTCAAAGCCATTGACGACTTGAATGACAGTTTCAAGTTAGAAATCGACGGTTTCAAAGTGACGCAAGTCAACAATGACGGCTCGCGGGTTCCGTTCATGTCGCAGGCTAAAACAGCTGACGAGTTTGCCGTTCTAGTAGACTCTAGAATCAAAGAAGGCGGTGCTTATGAGTTGGCTAAGTTCCGTCAAGATGAGCAGACAAAAACTGCGCAGATTGGCTACTACAACGCATTGGCAAAGAAGGCTGCTTCCGAAGGTGGAGCTGCTGCCAATCAGCTGTCTGGCGTGCAGGTTGGTTACGCCCGCGACGAAAAAGGCAATCCTATTCAAGTCATGACTGCTTTGCGTTTTAACAAACGCAGTGGCGAGCTGGAAAGCGTGCAAGTACCATTGGAGCGAAACGTAGTTCCTGCATCTGCGTTGGACCCTGAAAAAATCACAAAAGCTGCTGAGCAGTTGGTCGGCACCCCAGTAGACCCTACAAACAAAAAGGGTCCGCAGCACACGTTCCAAACGGCGCGGCAAGCTGTTACAGACCAGATTTTTAACCAGTACTTGGGTACTGGGGGTACTGGGGGTACTGGGGGTGCTGGCAGTGTTGCTAAGTCGGACGCGGAAAAAATTCTGGAGAACCAGCGAAAAGCAGCAGCTGCCGCTACTCCAGCAGCTTCGGCTCCTGTTGGGTTGTCTTTTAGCCAACAAACTCCTAGTGTTGTAACAACTGCGCGAGACGCTAGATTTGAACAAAATGCACAGGCCGACAGAGCCATGCGTGAACGCGAGCAGCGTGCTGCAAATGACCCTGACCTCAAAGCGTTGCGTGTAAAACTAGCTAATATGCGAAGTGGTGACCCCCGCAAAACTGCGGAACTCACTAAAGAAATTGCTGACTTGCGCCAACAACGATACGGTTTTTGATTGGGTCGCGGTAACATACGCCTAGTTGAATTAAAGGTACGCACATGCCGTCTCTACAAGAACTGCGATCCGCCCTCGGGGCGTTTGCCGACGATAAAAACGACGAGCAACTTTTGCAATTAGCTGCAACAGCTCGCGGTGTTTCTCCGGGGAGTATTGCTTCTGAGTACGGCTACAAGCCTACGTCTTCCGGCGTTGCTGGCCTTCGCACTGGTGCTGCCATTGACCGCTACCAAGCTGGCCTGTATGGGCTGGGTGAAGCTGTTACCGGCGCTGACTTCTTTCGTCGTGGCCGTGAGGCTAACGAGTTTGAAGCCAACGTAGCATCTGAACGCGCTCGCGCTCAAGGCGCAATTGAGAGCTTTGAAGACGTCAAAGGTTTGTCAGACGTGCCAAGTTATGTTGGCGGTCTGGCTATTGGCTCTGCCCCCTACATGGTCGAAGCTCTTGGCGGCGGTCTTGCTGCTCGTGGGTTGATGTCTGGCACTCGTGCCGCTCTGGGTACTGCCCGGGCCGCTGGTGACGTTGGTGCTGCTGCCCAAGCCACTCGGGCGCTGCGTGCTGGCCAGACTGTTGGTGGCGTAGCTGCTGGTTATCCGTCCGCAGTTGGCGACATCCTGCAAGCGCAGCGAGAGCAAGCAGACGGTCAGATTGACTTGGGCGCTGCAGCAGCGCTCGGCGTGCCGTACTCGGCGCTCAACGCTTTGGGCATTGAAGGTGCGCTGGCCCGCCAGCAAGGCATTCGTTCTGGCATTGCCGCTTTGGATAATATTCAAGGTCTGCGCGGTGGTCTTGCACGTGCCGGAGCTTCTGGCGTACGTACCGCTGGTATAGAAGGCGGCACCGAGACTCTGCAGGAGATGACCAGCCAGCTTGGCCGCATGGCTGTTGACCCAAATGAAGCGTTCCTGTCCGATGCTGCGCTGAATCGTTACAAAGAATCCGCCATCGGTGGCGCATTGCTCGGCGGTACTATTGGTGGCGCTACAGGTTTTGGCCGTAGCGAAGGTTACCGAGCTCCCATGCAGGAGCGCGACCTGACTCAGCCTGAAACTGAACGCGATCTGACTGCCACAGAAATTACGCCTGTGCCACGCACTGGGCTGGACACTGCAGCCTTGATGGGTAGCCCCTATGCAGCGGCTAACCCGCTGGGCGGAACCTACGCCGGTATTCCTCTGGTAACCCCGGCTATCCTCAATCAAGAGACAGACTTGACAGCGCCTGCAGCTACCACTGCCGCACCTGCAGCTTCCAAAATCTTTAACGCCGACGAGCAAAAACTTCTTTCGTTTGGTATTAACCCGTCTGGCAGAACATTGGAAATACTGCCAAAGCTGATGGAAGCTAATCTGACGGAAGAGCAGTTAGACCAAGTTCGTACGCTGCTTGCGCAGAACAAATACAAGCAGGCAGAAAAAGTAATTAAGAGCGCTGCTGCGCAAAACATCATTAGTGGCTTGAGCGTTTCTACTGCGGGAGTACCAGATGCCAGCACAGGAGTTTCTACTGTACAGCAGCCTGCAGGAGGCTTGGGAGTCGGGAGCCCTGTCGTTCAAGGAGGCATGGGAGATGCAGGACGCGCTGCTCCTGTCGCAGGAACAGTGGTCGGAGGTGCCCCAGCAGCTGGAGCCCCACTTCAACAAACTGGCCTTCTTCCAAGCACAGCCGGGCAACCATCTACCACTGTAACTACGACTGCCCCAACAGCCGCCCCCGCGCCGGATACTCGTTTCCGTCGTGCCCCTCGACCAATGACAGTTTTGGAAGCCGCAAATGCCGCTAAAGCCGCTCAAGCCCAGCAAGCAGAAACGCAAGGACAAGAGACACCTGCCGCCGCAGGACCAGTCGTAGACGAACGCCAAGCAATACTCCAGCAAATCTTTGGTACGCGTAACGGCGACATTATTTTTGACGTGATTGGCATGGGAATGTCTGAGCAGGAAGCTGCTACCAAGTACGGTCTTAGCCGTCCGACCATTCAGAAGATTGCTGGTGCTACTGGTCAGAAGGAGTGGCCAGCGCTCATTGCAGACGCCAAGGCTAAATTTAACTTGACTGACGCTCAGATTGCTGATGCGTTCAACACAGTTGCGCCAGATAGCACGGAAGGTCAGATAGCCAGCGAAGTCTTTACCCAGAGTCAAGACCGCATGGACGAGAACGAAGCCATCGAAGCTGGTCTGGGTAACATTGTCAAGACTGCAGGCGCTAGTACGTCTGCTGTTGAAGGCTTCACCAAGCTGCAAAAAGAAATTGACGCCACGCTTGAGGCGCTGGCCATAGAGACCGACGAAGCCGTACTGGCACAACTGAACGCCACTCTGGCCGCGCAGATTGAAAAGGTCAAGGCAGTTGAAAAGCAAGCTCAGGCAGAAGTCCGAGCTCTTGCTGGCCGCAAGTCTGAAAAAGACGCTGCGGAGGAAACCGTCGCTAAAGCCGAACAACCCAAAGAACTAGGAGAACCTGATGCCGTTCAAGTCGAAAGCCCAACAGGGGTATCTGTTCAGCCAGAAGCCGAAACTGGCGAAGGAGTGGGCCGACAAGTACGGCGTGCCCCAAAGCCTGCCACAGAAGGTAAAGCCCAAGTCCCAGCCGTCATCCTCACCCAAGCCGAGCAAGCAGCCCAAGCGTGGGATGTAGTCGCTGCTGACTTCCCGCAGGCTCCCAAGTTCGCTGAACTGACCAAGGCTCAACAGCAAGACTTCATTGAGTTCGGCCCCGGCAACTGGGAGCGTGGCGACGTTGAGCTTGAGCTGACCAAGTTGGCTAGAGGTGGAATGAAGTTTGGCAAGGAGGGCGCTCCTGCCGCTGTCAAGCAGCCGTACACAGTTAAGCAACTGCTGGCTGAACTCAAAGATTTTATTCGCGCAGACATACCCAAGCGCAAACTGTTTGTCGTGGAAAGCGTTGCTGACTTGCTGACATCTCCGGATGAAAACATTCGCGCCGTTGGTGCTGCCTTGCAACTTCAAGGTGCTTATGGCGTAGCCGTAGATGGCCGCGCTTACCTTATTGCAAACCGAATCAAACAAGGCTCTGGTCGCGCCAAGTTCATGCACGAAGTCGGGGGCCATTTAGGTCTGGACAAGCTGCTCACTAAGGCAGATCAAGACAAGCTGGTCAACCAGATCAAGACGTGGGCTAAAAAAGCTGACGGCTCTCTTGAAGCCGAAATTGCTCTGCAAGCTTTTGAACGAGTGCAAGCTGCCGAGACTCCTGCTGAAGACCGTCGGTCAGAACTGATTGCCTACTTTATCGAGTCGGCCATGGAGATGGGCGTAGACCCAACTGCTGCCGCTGACACTAAGTTGTCTGGGCCGTTGCGTGAATGGTTCCGTACCCTGTGGGCTGCGTTCAAAGTTGCTGCTCGCAAGCTCGGCATTAAGCCTGAGTCCATGACAGCCCAAGACGTTGTCAACTTGGCTTACGGCGCTGCTCGTTTGGAAATTAACGGTACATGGCACGGCACAGCCGCATCGTTCCGCAACTTCCGTAACAAGTTCATAGGCTTTGGTGAAGGCGCTACAGCATACGGCTGGGGCACATACCTTGCTCAGCGCATTGGCATTGCCAAGGGTTACTGGTCTGCTGATGTTAAGCGAAAAGCTCCAATGCCAGCGGTCGACTTGGACGCCATTCGGTCGACACTCGGCGGCGTGTCGAAACAAGCTGCGATTCGGTGGGTGAAAGACAACATCAAAACTGAAGGCCCTGAAGGCAACTTGATGCGCGTTGACACTGCTGTGGACAGCCGCAACGTGTACAACTACGACCGCCCGATTTCCAAGCAGCCTGACAACGTGCGCACTGCGTTGGAAAAAGCGTTAGAGCCATTAGCCGAGGAAATTGTTGACCGCACCAACAAAGATGTTCAAGATTTGACTGGCCGAGACTTGATCGGCACAGGAGAAAACGACCTTGGTTTGTTGAGCAAACTCATCATGGACGACGCAATTTCTCCATCAAAGACAGACGCTGCGTTTGAAGATGCTGTGCGCCGTGGCAAATTCCACGAAGCCGCCAGCCATTACTTGCGCACGTTGGGTGTTGAAGGCCTTCAGTTTTACGACGCCCAGAGCCGTGGCAGTGCTACGGACGCCATTTCTTTTGACGGCAAACGATACAACCGTGACGAACTTAGAGATTTGTCCAGAGAAGCAAGCACTTCGGGAGATGAAAACAAGAAGCGCACGTTTATGTTGTTGCGTAGCATTTTGCGCAACGGGTTTGATAACGTCAAAGCAGAATTTGAAGACAAAATTGCTGGCCAAGCTGAACGCCTTGAAGAAATTTATCTAGAGTCTGCTGCCAGATATGGCGTCAAAGTAGACCCTGCAGCAGAACGCGCTAGGGCGAAGAAAGAAGCTGCGGACTCTTTTGAGGGTAAACAGCTGGCTTGGTTAAATGCTAACGAAAGCAAAATTTCTTTGGTGCAAAACCCAAAGACACGCAACATAGTCATCTTTGATGACAAAGACGTATTCCGCGTGGGCTCTGAGGCCGCTGCTGATCGTCAGCGCATGAAGTTTGGTAGCGACATGGTCGAGTTGGGCAAGCGCGGACAGCTAAAGGAGAAGGCTGGCAAGACACGAATCGACACCGCCAATGACCGTGCCATCAAGCTCTTGGAAAAAGCTGACAGGACCAAAGACCCAGCCGAAGCTGCGGCGCTGCGTGCTGAAGCCAACGCGCTATTTAGTGCAACTGCGGGTAAGCTGACCGGCATGAAGTTTGGCAAGAACGCACCGACTAACCGCCAAGGCTTGATTGCCCGCAACATCGCTAAGCTGCCCAAGCAGGCGCAGCAGCCAGTCCGTAACACCGTCGGTGCCTTGAGCGATCTGGCAGGTAAGGGTCTGGACTATGTGGTGTTTACCAGCGACTTGGTCAATCGTGCCGTGGCCGCTGGTATGCCATCGGCTCAGAAGTTTGCTGATGTACTGGCCCGCCGCGCTGCTCGCGTCAGTGAGCTCGAGCGTGAGATCGAGAAGATCGCAGACGGCTACGCCGACATTGAGCCTGAGTTCAAGGGTTCGGGTCGCGGCAGCGTCAACGACTTCTTGTTTGAGTCCACACGCACCGGCAAGTGGGGCTATGGCAAATACCGCGATGCCAAGATGGGCGCTGAGTTCGACAAGCTGGGCTCCAAAGCTCAGAAGTTCGTCAAGGACGTGTTTGCCCATGGCGACAAGATGCTGTCTGACAAGAAGAAAATTGTCTTGGACGCTGCAACGTCTGAGTACGACGCCATGATTAAGGCGGCGCAGGACGCCAACGACACCAAGGCTGAGGCTTCCCTCAAGGCCGAGAAAGCTGCTTCACTCAAGCGCTTCCAGACACTGTTCCGTATCCGCGAGGGTTTACCCTATGCGCCTATCAAGCGTAACGGAACTCAGGTTGTCATCGGCAAGTCTGATGAATACAAAGCCGCTGTTGCAGCCAAGGACACCAAGCGCGTCAAGCAGCTCGAGTCTGATCCTGACCACTACCATGTCAGCTTTGTGGACAGCAAGTGGGAAGCCCGCACCCTGAAGGACAAGCTGGCTGAGCAAGGTGTGTTTACGGAACTGGACATCGTTACTCGCTCACAGGCATTTGAGGAAGCGTTCAGCGGTGAAGCTCTCCTGCCAGCGCTCACCAAAATGCGAGCCGCTGTGGACAAACGCGCTACAGATACCAACGGCAAAAAAGACCCGACCGCTGGCAAGATGCTCAACATCATCAACCAGTTGTACTTGGAGGCTTTGGCTGAGGGTAGTGCTCGCAAGTCTGAGATGCGTCGTCGTGGTGTGGCCGGTGAAGTGGACATGCTCCAGTCGTTCACACAGCAAGGCCGAGCCGACGCCAACTTCATGGCCAACGTACAGTTCGAGCCGCTGGTGCAAGACCAACTGCAGAACATGCGCAATGAGTCTCGCTCGGGTGACCGCGAACGCAAGTCGGAAATCTTCAATGAGTTGACGCAGCGTTACGCTGGTTCGCTGGACGTGAAGGTTAACTCGTGGGTCAACGGCTTGACCAACATGGCGTCCAAGTTCTTCTTGGCCTCCAGCCCCGCGTACTACCTGCAGAACTTGACACAGCCGTTCATGATGTCGCTGCCCGCCATGGCAGGTCGCCATGACTACACCAAGGCCGCTGCTGAGATGGCCAAGGCCTACACCGAGTTGGGTCCACTGTTCAAGGACGTGAAGCTGTTCGACCAGCAGTTTGACTTTTCCAAGGTGCCTGCCGACGTACGCACTGCGATCAACGAGCTGGTCAACCAAGGCAAGATCGACATCGGTCTGGCCACCGAGATCAACGAGTACAAGGTTGATGCCGACGGAAAACTCAGCCAGTTTGCGCAGCGCCTGAACAAGGGTATGCGTATGGCCGTGCAAAAGGTCGAGGCGGTCAACCGACTGTCTACTGCCATTGCTGCCTACCGCTTGGAGTATGCCAAGACCAAGGACGCCGCCAAGGCTACGCAGTACGCTGCTGATATTCTGTCCGAGACCCATGGTGACTACACCGCGCTCAACGCTCCTCGTGCGTTCAACAGCCAGTTGGGTAAGGTGGCGCTGCAGTTCCGCAAGTTCCAGTTGATCCAGATCACGTTCTACGCCAAGCTGATTCGTGATGCGTTTACCAAGCCTGATGAGCGTGCTGCTGCCATGAAGACACTGGCCTACTCGTTGGGTCACACTGGTGTGTTTGCGGGCCTGATGGGCTTGCCCGGCTACGCAGCCATCTCTGCCATCTTGGGTGCATTTGGTGACGAGGACGAGCCGTACGACCTGACCGCTGAGATGCGCAAGGCGCTTGGCCCTGAGTGGGCTGACATGATTATGCGTGGCGCTCCGACCATTGTGGGTATGGACTTGTCCGGCAAGATCGGTGCAGGCAACATGCTGTCCATCATGCCATTCAGTGACGCTGACTTGAGCACTACTGCTGGCCAAGCCGAGGCGCTTGGTACATTGTTGGGTGGTGCCGTGTTGGGTATGACCTCGCGTGTAGCCGACGGCTTGATCCTAATGTCCAAGGGTGACTACTACAAGGGTCTGGAGCGCGTGATGCCCAAGGGTGTGTCCGATGCGCTCAAGGCTGGCCGTCAGGCAACTGAGGGTATGACCCGCCGCAACGGTGATGTGGTCTTGCCTGAGAGCGAAATTGGTGCGATAGAGACTGTGCTGACAGGTCTTGGTGTGCCATCGGTCCAGCAGACAGTGACCTACGAGCGCCAGAACCGCATGCGCGATATCACGCAGAACTTCCAAGACCGCACCACGCGTATCAAAAACGACTATGCCCAAGCGGTTCGCCAGAAGGACACTGCTGCCATGCAGGATGCTCGTGAGGCATGGACTAAACTGCAGCAAGCACGTCAGCGCAACGGCCTCACCCCACAGCCGGTGTCTAACTTGCTCAAGGCTCCACAGGAACAAGCGCAGCGTGAGAAGCGCACGGTTGGTGGAGTACAGTACCGCGAAGGCCAGCGTAAACTGGCCGAAGACGTAGCAGCCAACTAAGGAGAAACACCATGGCTAAGACACCTGCGTGGACACGCAAAGAAGGCAAATCTGAGAAGGGCGGGCTCAACGCCAAGGGGCGTGCCTCTTACAACAAGGCGAACCCCGGCAAGCCGGGGCTCAAGGCCCCTCAACCTGAAGGTGGCCCGCGACGTGACTCATTCTGTGCCCGGATGACCGGCATGAAAGAGAAGCTGACCAGCGCCAAAACTGCCAACGATCCCAACAGCCGCATCAACAAATCGTTGCGTGCATGGAAGTGCTGACATGGCGACCAAGTCCAAATCCACAGTCAACGCTGCTGGCAACTACACCAAACCAGAGCTGCGCAAGCGGATCGTGTCTCAGGTGAAAGCCGCAGCTACACAAGGCACTGGCGCTGGCCAATGGTCAGCCCGCAAGGCTCAGCTCGTGGCCAAGAAATACAAGGCCGCTGGTGGGGGGTACACTTCATGAAAGCCCCTCAGAAATCCCTGAAGGATTGGACCGACCAAAAATGGAAGACCAAAAGTGGAAAACGATCATCTGACACGGGCGAAAGGTATTTACCTGAGTCTGCAATTAAAAGTCTTAGCCCTGCTGAATATGCTGCAACAACGCGTGCGAAACGCGCTGGCAAAGCTGCGGGGAAACAGTTTGTAGCTCAACCCAAAAAGATAGCTGCAAAAACCGCGAAGTTTCGCTAACCCCCAACTGGAGATTCCCATGATGTACGGTAAAAAGATGATGATGGCCAAGGCCCCCGCAGGCAAAAAAGCTGCCCCCTTCAAGCCATGTGCCAAGTGTCCCAACCCAGCCAAGTGTGCCAAGATGGGCGCTTGCATGATAAAGTCCAAAGCCAAGTGACGAAAAAAAGCCCCCGGGCTTTTCAGCTCGGGGGTCAAAGTTTCTCAACACAAGAGGAACCGACATGACAGTCGGCGGGCGGATCATATATCGCTGGCAGCATCTCCGTCAAGTCTGTTGCTAACCAAGGTCAACACAGGCGCAGTTGACTCAGCGTTCAGGCGCTTGGTGTCCACCACAATGCAGCGTGTCTGCTGAGACGTGCAGTCAGTCCCACGGGTGATGAGAAACTTCTCACCATGGGTGACCAGAGCCTTGGCTTCTTTCAAGCTGGACACCATCGACTGGTAGTCCATGCGGTTGGCCATACACCACTCCCGCACTTCCTTCTGACTCAAGATCAAGCGGCCAGCAAACTCTTTGTGGTTCACGGTGCCAAGGATGTACCGTCCTGCAATTGACCCGTTGACGCGGTTGCGTGGAGTCTCAGGCCCACGGGCGTCACGCCCATCACGGCATTCGGTGGTTACGATGATGCGGGGGCTTAGCTGACCAACCATGCGCTGGAAGGCGTCTTCCGATGTCACGGTGTTGTTCTCTTCCACGGACTCAGCCAGCTCGTGCAGCAGGCCCACGGTGAACTTGTACATCTCACGGATATCGAAATCCACAATGCCCAACTTCTTGGCGATCTTGGCGATCACGATTGTGCATGCGCTGTGTGCCCTGTAAAACCTGAACTTGGGGTTGGACAGCACGTCGGTGAACTTGGACAGCATGGTCTGCATGTCCTTGTGAACTTCAGCTTCGTTGGCCAAGATGTACTTGACCATGGCAGCACCTGCGTGTCCAGAGTTGACCGTCATCTGCTTGATGTTCTCCGCAGCTACCATGGCAGAAGCTGACCTCCATGCGTCCTCACCGTCGTCTGTGTTGGGGAACTCAGCCCGGTCCACCAGCATCAGCGGGTCGTAGCGGTCCACGTTGAGCTGAATCAGGCGCACAGCCTCAGCCTGTGAGTTGGCTTGGTTGGCCGCAAGCAGTCCATAGAAGTCCCGGTTGCCCGTCACGTACACGTTCAGCCGCCACTCGGATGACTTGGCGAACACCACAGCGCCACCCTTGGAGGTCATGCGGATACGGTCTTGGCCGTTGGATACGCCATACGCCACGTCACTGAACACCGGAGCGTCCATGTTGGTCAGCTCGTCAGCCAGCACAGGGATGTTGTTGAACACACCCAGCGTAGCCCACAGCGCGTTGGTGGTGAAGCCCTCCTTGGAGTTGAGGGTCATGCGCTCAGGGTTGCCGAACGCAGCCAACGCAGCGTGGCATGCAGTGGTCTTACCGCGACCGGACTTGCCGCCCTGCAGCGCCAGAATCAAGCCCTTGTACAGGTCTTCGCAGTGGTGCGACAGCAGTGAGCCCCATCCAGCGCACACGGTGTACTGCCAATGGACAGCTTCGGGGCGGTTGTACATGAAGTTCAGGGCGTCGGCGTAGCCCTTGAGACTGCCACGGTTGTTGCGGAACGTGGCCACACGCTCTTTGGCGTTGCCGCCCACCAGCACCGGGCGCTCAGAGCCGTCAGCAGAATGGAGGGTTTCGCCGAGCAGGAACGCCTTGTGGTCTTCCTTCCAGCCGAACGAGGTCAGGGTGTTGGTCTCGGAGATGTTGCGCTTGAGGGATTGAAGCTGGTCCAACAGGTATGCGGCCATGTGCTCTCCTGCATTTTTGTGGTTGCTCTTGGTGAGTTCGTACCGGGCCAAGGCCCGCAGCATGTCGGTTGGGGACGCCACGGACTCGCCGGGGATTTCAAATTCACGAATGCGCTTGTCCGGCAAGTGGAACCGGATGCCATAACGGAACGTGCCGTCTTCGCCGCGTATGCGCGTGATGGGGTAAAACAAGTTCTCACAGAAGGGGAACGCCTGCATGACGCCCTCTTTGTCAGGGATCATCCTGCTCAGCAGATGGCTATCCCACTGGTAGCCCCTAGGCACAGCAGGGACCGTAGTCTGCTCGACAGTACCCGCCTCAGTCACGACCTCCTCAACAGTCTCTTCGGGCTCAGGGGCAATGCGACCTAGCACCAGCGGCGTCTTGATCTTGTCCTTGAACTGGCAACCTGTGCAGCCGTTGGGGTTGCACTTGCTGAAGAACTCGCATGTCGTTGGGCCAGCACCCCATGTGTCGTAGCGGATGTCCCAGTCAATCTGGCCATGGCCAGTGGCCTCGCGCTCGGCGCTCCAGTCACGGGCAAACTCACGACCGCTCTCGCAGTGCGTTAGAAGGCCGATTACACCGCGCCAAGTCTCGTAGTCCACGTCACCCTTGCTGTCTCGCATAGCGCCTGCCTGAAGGCATTTGCTGGCCATCAGATCGGCATCCACTGGCAGCTCTGGGTATTGGTGGAGGTGGCCAGTCAGATCGGAATTAAGATCAGTCGGCTGATACTGTTTCTTGGGCGCTTCGCGGATCAGCTTGACGCTGTGCTCTTTGGCGTATGCAAACAGTGGCTCGGCAAATTCTTTGGGCTCGATGGCCTCACAAGTGGCCAGCACCTTGACGGTCTTGGCATCACCGTTCTTGCGGTTGGTGGAGCCCACAGGTCTGAGGATGGAGCTGAAGTCTGCCGTGCGTGTCGGGTCTGCAATAACCTTGCAGTGGGCCAACGTGGACTTGAGGACAACGGCTATCTTGCGCCATAACTCCGGCCCGATGTCTTTGGTCAGTGGCCAGTAGGCATGGATGCCATTACCAGAGTCAACCATCAACGGCCTTGGAACGCCCACATCCTTGGCGAACTTGGCCATGGCAACAACAGCGTCCTTCTTGGTCAGGTAGCCCTGCCCCTTGTCGAACTTCTCTTGGCCGCAGTCAACGTCCACCCAGAATGATTTGGCCTTGTCCCAGTTCTCCGGGACTCGGTACTTGCGTTTGTTGTTGCCGTTCTTGTCCAGCTCGTCCAACTCGATGACGGCCTTCTGGTACGAGGCACACGCGTGGTACACCGACAACTGCTTGCTGCCAGCCATACCTTCAATGGCATCGGCCATAGTCTCAAGGTCCGCGTAAACCTTGTGAGCTGGAAATTTGTAGCCCTCTTTGAACAGGGCCAAGTAATGGATGCCGTGTTCGGGCAGGATTGCTTTGAGAAACTCAAGGGTGTTCACGGCACACCCCACTAACTGTTGTATTTATGCAACTCATGACGACTCCAAAAAAGGAAAAAGCCCGCAAGCGGGCTCCTTGGGGTAAACCCTCAGATCAGTCTGTGAGTCCGGCGTCTGCTGGCTTTTCCGCGCTCTCGTCTGCTGGCTGTGCTTCGCGGGCAGCTTCTTCCTGCTCCTTGGCTTGCTGCAGGATGGTGTCAATGATGGGACGAACAAAGTTGTGTGGGCCACTACCCAGCGCACCCAGCAGGGTGTTGAGGGAGTTGGCGTCCATGTTCATGTCGAGTTTGATCTGGTATTGCATGATGTTCTTTCAGTTTTTGCGGGGGCCGAAGCCCCCTAGTTTAATCAGTCGTCGAAGCTAATGCCATCGAGGTCGAGGTCCATGTCGTCAACAACAGGGGCTGGCTTGGCCTTGGGCTTGGCCGCTGGCTTAGGTGCCGGGGCTTCCTCCTCAGCTTCCTCCACTACTGGCTTGGCCGCAGGCTTGGGCTTGGCCACAGGTTTTGGTGCAGGCTCTTCCGCAGTTTCTTCAGGCGCAGCAGCTTCAGCGGCAACAGCAGCCATGACTGAGGAGCCGAGGATGTTGGACACCATATCGGATGCCGCGATTTCTTGCACCTCAGCAAAGCCGTCGTCGTCCAGCAGGCCGACAGCGGAGAACGTCAGCTTGGGAGACTCAGCTTCCACGTCGAAGCCGACCTTGGTCACGACCATGTTGTAGCCGACACCGCGCTTGGCCAGCATCTGACCGTACTCACCCAGAGCCTTGATAGACGCAGGGGGCACACGCAGCAGCATAGCGTCATTGATCTGACCAGCAGGAGCCACGGCCATACGAACAGCGTCAGCGCAAGCCTTGCCCTTGGTAGCGCCCTTCTCGGAGACACGCGAACCCCACTGGTTGTGAGGGCATGTGGCGCACTTCTTGGCCTGCTTGTTCTGCGAGTCAGCCGCTGGCTCAACACCGTCGTTGGAGTAGCAGTCAGGCTTCTGGCCTTCACTGGTGTCCTTGTCGTAGCCCTTGATGTAGAACACCTTGCTGGTGCCCTTGTTGGCTTTTAACAACACCACGTTCAGGCTGGTGGCCGCGCTGTCTGGGTCTTTGGGGTTCATCTGAATCTCACGGTCGCCATCACGGACGACTGCAAAGACCTTACCCTTGATGGAGATCACAGGGAAGCCGCTGCCAGCGTGGGCAGTCAGGTCAGAGTTCAAAGCCGCAACGTCGACTTGTTTCAGGAATGCTGGCAGTTTGCTGCCGGAGTCAAATGGAATGATGTTCATGATCTTCGGTTGGTTGGGATTGAGAGTTTATGCCGAGCGGCGGATGTTTACAACGCGTTCCGACCGGATATTTACACCCGGTGGCAGTTCGTCGTTGTTGGAGTCACGGAACTGCTCGATGGCGGTCTTTGATGCACGCACTTCAAGCAAGCTCCATTCTTCGTTGGCCTTCACGAACTCCATGAAAGCCTCACGATCTGCGATGCTGGCGGTTGTACGCACAGCGGTATAAGCCGTGCCGTTCTCAGTCTTGACTGAGTCCATGCCGGTCTTGTTGAACACGTCAAGAAGCTTGGCTTCGAGCTTGTCCATCTTGTCATTGAGCGGCGCGATGCTGGCGTCAAAGTCAGCCTTCATCTCTGCCTTCTTGTCACGGAGCTGTATGTACAGGCTCACTGCTTCTGATAATTTCATTGGTCTATCCGTTCCTTCATCATGTCGAGTAACACACCCTGCATAGACTGTTTGTCTTGCAGCCTCTTATACACACGCCGCTCAACATCCGTACCTGCGATGTGAACGATCACTGTGGTTCTTGTCTGGCCCGGGCGTCTTACACGCGCACAAGCCTGTTCGTAAGTCTCATTCGAGTGAACCGGGGCGTACCACACGATGGTGGTTGCTGCCGTCAGTGTCAGGCCATGGCTCATGGTTGAGGCGTTAGCCACCAAAACCCTCGGGTCAAGCCCTCGTTGAAACTCACTAAAAATACGATCACGCTCAGTTTTACTGGTGCCGCCATGCACCGTTTCTACCGTGAAATCCTTACGCAGTTCTGACGCTACGCTCTCAAGGGCTCCAGTCAGTGGCACGAAGACGATGACCTTGCCTTCAGATTCCTCGATGACTTCCTTGAGTACGTCCATGCGCGGCTTGGACGGGATGACGACGTGTTCACCATCTGTCCCGTAGGCGACACCACACGCAATTTGGATGAGCTTGTTGGCCTTGACAGCCTCGTTGACAGCCAGAATCTGACCGCCTGCGTACTCGGTGGACAGCTTGTTTAGCATGTCCTTGTAGGCCTTGTCCTGCTCCTTGGTGAGGGCCACGTCGCGGGTGATGAACGTCTGCTCCGGCAAGTCCACACAGTCGTCCAGCGAGAACCGGATAGCTGGCTGCATCATCTGATACACAGCTTCGTTGGCGTCCTGTCGCGCCGCCCATTTGAACGGAGTGATCTGACGCATCACGCGGTCACGGAACGCACTGAAGTACTTGGGCATGGTCGGGTTGTCAGGAGTCACCAGTTTGCACTGAGCCCATGCGTCGGTAGGTGCGTTGGGCGTTGGCGATCCTGTCATGCCCCACACACGGCGAGGAGCCTGCTTGTTGCAGATGGTGTTGAGAATCTTCCAGCGGTCGGTGCCTGAGTTACGTGCAAGCGCAAGCTCGTCAACGACGATCAGGTCGATGTCAGGCCGCTTGGCCAGCGCATCCTTGATGGTAGATAGCCCGTCGATGTTGATGACGTAGATGTCCACGTCTTGTGCAAGCAGCTTGTTACGGCGCTCTCGTGTGCCGTGCAGTACAACACAGTCCAGAT